GATTTATAAGGGGAAAATGAGGTAAAAAAAGGGGAAAAAGAGTACAAAAACTGGATGGTTAAAACCCATAAAAAACGTGTTACACTGATATTGTGTAAATCAACCCCCATACATGATTTACATCTCGATATTTTTAGCAATATTCTCTAGTCGGCGGCCTGTTTAGGTCGCCTTCTTACGTTTGAACATGCAAATTGTAGACCTTCTCTTTTAAGGGAATGCGTACAATTTGCATGTTTTTTTATTACTCTTTTTGAAAGGATGACTTTATGAATATTGTAAAAATGCAGATGGACCAACTTAAACCTGCAGATTATAACCCACGTAAAATTTCAAAGAAAGAATTAGAGAAATTAAAGCGTTCGATTGAGGAGTTTGGATATGTTGAGCTCATCATCAAAAATGAACGCACTGGCAATATTGTCGGTGGTCATCAACGATATAAAGCATTAGCGGATCTTGGATATGAAGAGATTGACGTTGTTTTAATAGATGTTGATGAAATGCAAGAGAAAGCGTTAAACGTTGCTTTAAATAAAATATCCGGTGAATGGGATATAGAGAAGTTAAAAGATGTATTAGATAGCATTGATGCAGAGGATATAGATATTGAGTTGTCTGGCTTTGACCTTGAAGAAGTAGAGGCCATGCTTAACGAAAAACAAACCTCACAAGAATTTAGCGGTTCAGAAATTGAGCTTGAAGATTATGAGGATGATAATTTTGATTATTGTTGTCCAGAGTGCGGTTTCTATTTTCATGAGAAGTAAGGGGGGATTTCATGCATTGGAAATGGTTTTTATCTGACTTGAAGGATATTCCTAAAAATGGACTGAAAGTATTTAGCTGCTTTTCTTGTGGTGGAGGTTCAACAATGGGCTATAAGTTAGCGGGATGTACGGTTTTAGGGAATGTTGAGATTGATGCAAAGATGAATAAGCTTTATAAAACAAACCATAATCCAAAGTACAATTTCAATATGGATATTCGGCAATTTAAGAAAATAGCAAAAGAAGATATACCGGATGAGCTGTTTGATCTTGATATTTTGGATGGCAGCCCTCCTTGCTCCTCTTTCTCTATGGCAGGATCAAGAGAAAAAGGATGGGGGAAACAAAAGAAATTCCGTGAAGGTCAATCAAAACAAACGTTAGACGATTTATTTTTTGATTTTATTGACGTAGTGGAAATGCTTCAGCCAAAGGTTGTTATTGCTGAAAATGTAAAGGGAATGGTAGCCGGTAACGCTAAAGGCTATGTGAATGCAGTTATAAAACGATATAAAGAGGCAGGTTATGAAACGCAACTTTTCTTGTTAAATGCGGCTCTTATGGGAGTTCCGCAAGCAAGGGAGCGCGTTTTTTTCGTTTCTAGGAGAAAAGATTTGAACCTGCCAAAAGTAAAAATGAATTTCAATATGAAGCCTATCCCATATGGAGAAGTGGAGAAGCATTTGAAAGTAAAGCTTGGAAAGCCTATTACACCGTCATTAAGAAAGTGGTTTTTCAAAACACCTGCAGGAAAAAGGTTAGCGGATGTTCATCCGAAAAAATCCTTTTTCAACTATAGAAAAACGCACCCTAAAAAGGTTGTGGTTACAATCACAGCCTCTACAGGCAATACAATTTTACATTACAAGGAACCATATGGCGTTTCTGATCAAGCAATTACAAGCTTGCAAACATTTCCGCAAGACTACAATTTCTTAGATGAAAGTGTCCAGTATGTTTGCGGTATGAGTGTACCCCCTTTGATGATGAGGGGCGTAGCATCAGAGGTTATACGCCAATGTTTTAGTGAGGAGGTAGAGGATGGAGATCAAAAAGTTACCCATTGATGAGTTAGAACTTGCTTATTACAATCCCCGAAAAGATTTACAGCCAGGGGATGAGGAGTATGAAAATTTACGAAGAAGCATTGAAGAATTTGGATATGTAAGCCCGATTGTAGCCAATAAAACCAACAATCTTATTATTGGAGGGCATCAGCGGTATAAGGTATTAAAGGATTTAGGATATAAAGAGATTGACGTCATTCTTGTTGATTTAGGCGAGGAGCAAGAGAAAATGCTAAACCTTGCTTTGAATAAGATTGAGGGCGACTGGGATATTGAAAAGCTAGAAGATTTATTTAATGAGTTCCAAGAAGCTGGGATAGATGCATCTTTAACAGGTTTTAACGAAGATGAAATAGACAAATTGATTGGTAATTTTTCTTTAGAAGAGGCAGCGGGTTCTGATGATTCTGAGGAAGAAGATGATCAAGAAATAGATAAAAAGATTTCTTGTCCACGTTGTCAGCATGTGGATGATAAAGAAGCATTCAAAATAGAGTAGGTGAGCGGGTATGGGACGAAAAACAAAATTAACGCCTGAGTTGATTAAAAATGCTGATAAATTGCTTAAAGCCGGCAATTATAACCTGACTGTATGCGAATATTTAAACATTCATCCTTCTACTTGGTATAAGTGGATGCAAGATGGAGAGAAGGCACGAAATGGAATAAAAAAAGAGTTTTTCGATACTGTAAAAAGGGCAGAAGCGGAAGCAGAAGTAAGACTCTTAACCGATTTACAGAAGATTGCTAAAGAACAAAATAGCTGGCAGGGCATTGCTTGGATGCTTGAACGGAAATATCCGGAGCGTTGGGGCAGAAAAGAAAAAGTGGCAGCGGATCTTAATCACAGTGGGGAGGTGGTCAACCGTCATGAGCAAAACCACAACATCAATATCAAACAAGAAGTCAAACACAGCCTCCGAGAATACGACGACGTTATCGACGAGCTCTTACATGAACGAAGAGAACGAGATACGGCAAATATATCAAACGATTCAACAAACGATACTGAATAATCCCTATATCCCCCATAAACCAACGGTGAAGCAAATGAAGCTGTTGCTTTCTGGGCATAGGGAGGCGTTATTTGGTGGAGCTGCTGGCGGTGGTTAGGTAAATCAGATGCTTTGTTAATGTGTGCTTTGCAATATGTACACATTCCAGGCTATGCAGCCATTATGTTCCGTCGAACTTATAAAGATTTGGCTATGCCTGGGGCTTTGATGGACCGTGCTCATGAATGGTTAGATCCGACAGATGCAAAGTGGTCAGAGAAGGATAAAACATGGACCTTTCCTAGTGGAGCAAGTTTAACGTTTGCCTATTTAGCCCATGAAAACGATAAGTATAATTATCAAGGTTCCGAGCTTCAAGGAATCTTTTTTGATGAGTTAACCCAGTTTGAAGAAAGCCAATATAGATACTTGTTTTCTCGTTTACGTAGGTTGCAAGGTTCAACGGTTCCATTACGTTGTTATGCAGCAAGCAATCCAGGCGGAAGAGGACACGAATTTGTAAAGCAGCGGTTTATCATTGAGGGCGATAAAAAAGGCAGGGCTTTTATTCCGTCCAGGCTTGAAGATAATCCGTATTTGGATGCAGATGATTATGAACAATCCCTAGCTGAGCTTAGCGAATATGAGAAAAAGCAACTAAGAGAGGGCGATTGGTCAGCGGCTCCAGATGGCGAAATGTTTAAAAGGCATTGGTTTCAGATCGTGGAGGAAGCACCTAGCGATTGCAAAATGATCCGTTACTGGGATTTAGCAGCCACGGATAAAAAGAAAGCAAGTGATACAACGGCTTATACAGCTGGGGCTCTTGTTGGTATGAAAGATGGGCAGTATTGGATTATGGATATGAAACGTGTTCAATTATCGCCTGGGAACATTGAAAAGTTAATAAGACAAACTGCTGAGATAGACGGTGTAAGAGTTCCTGTTTGGATGGAACAAGAGCCGGGGTCTAGCGGTGTAAATACCATTGACCACTATAGACGTAAGGTATTAAGCGGCTTTGCTTTTAACGGAGATCGGCCAACAGGTCCGAAGGAAGAAAGAGCAAGGCCGTTTTCGTCTGCGGCAGAAGCTGGCAATGTTTTTGTTGTTCGTGGCGATTGGATAAATGATTTTCTAGATGAAGTTGTGGCTTTTCCTGCGGGTCGTTTTAAAGACCAAACAGACACAGTTTCAGCTTCTATTGCGATATTGAACGAAATGAAAGATATGAAACATGCGGTAAAACCAACGATTGGAAGCTTAAGAAGGAGGTGAAAATAATGGCATTTTGGGATTGGCTTTCTTTTAACAAAAAGCGAATTGACAAGGATGTAAAACAAATTGTCACTTCGGCAGCAAGGGCATCTATTACGAGTGTTAGAGGCAGGCAAACGCGTGATAAGTGGCAGCAACAGTTTTTATGGTATGACACAGGCGTTATTCAGCGTGACGAATTGAGAAGTCCCGAAGTATTGGAGAAATTGCAAATCATAGCTGATATTAATCCCGATGCATCAATGGCTATATGGAACTTGTTGCGTTTGGCTAATTCAGGCCATGACGTAGAAGTACAAAAGCCGAGCGGTGCGGTGGATAAAAGAGCAACGGATCTATTAAACGATTATGCTAAGCGGCTAGGGAAGATGTATGGCGGCGGTGTTGATCAATTAATTAACGTGCTTTTATTAACGTCTTATACGCAAGGTGCTATCGCTTTAGAGGTTGAAATTGCCGAGAATGTAAAAGATATCGTGGATTTTCACGCGGTAGATCCAAGTTCTTTAGATTATAGGCGAAACCGTGATACTGGCGAGCTAGAACTTGTTCAGAAACAAGAGGACGGAGAATATAAGGTTTTAAATCCCGAAACAGTGTTCTACTATCCTCTTGATCCTGCATTAAATTCGCCTTATGGACGTGCGCCTATGCTTCCTATTTTGCAGATTGTATTCTTTCAGGTTCAAGTTTTATCAGACCTGCAGAAAGTTGTACATCACCAAGGGCATCCGAGATTTGATATTTCTGTAGTGGAAGAGGCTATACTCGAAAACATTCCGGATCATATCAAGAATCAAGGACCAGAAGTATTAAGGGAGTTTGTTCAAGATTATATCGCGGATGTTCAAGAGCAAATGGCGAATTTAGAGCCAGACAGCGACTTTTTCCACACGGATAGCATAAAGGTAGATCTTGCAGGAGGTTCGCAAGGAGGGCAAATGTTAGACGTGCAGCGGTTAATGTCTGTCATTAATCAGCAGATTGTTACGTCATTAAAACAATTGCCTATACTTCTAGGGC